CCATTGGACTTTCTTGTGAATTGGGAATGGCTGGAGTTGTCCAGCATTACTCACGTTTACAAACACAGCGTTGTGTTGATGCCTCTTTCGGTGAAGGAAACAATATGTCTTACTATTGTATCAAAGAAGCCGGCAAGTTTCGCTCGATTACTGCTGGACCTCCTAATGCTTATACAGCATTACGTGGTCTCCAGGGTCAATTGTTGAAGCTTTGGAAACAAAGCCCTATTTCAACTATGACGAATCACCTTGAAGAACGATTGTTTGATCGCGTCTTCTCGGAGGAATTCGGTAATCTCTACGGTGAGCTTGAAGACAGGTTCGTTTCGGGCGACTACGATGCTGCGACTGATTTTCTCAAATTAGGAGCAACGAACATCGCGCTTGAACGGATTCTCTCGAATCTCAACACTCCATGGGATATCACGATGGTGGCTCTCCAGTCTTTTAGAGACGGAAAAGTTCATTATCGCGAGCCTGAAAAGGTGGTTATTGATCATAAAAATGGCCAACCTATGGGACACCCCCTTTCCTTCCCGCTTCTGTGCATAATAAACTTAGCGACCTATTTGATGGCGCGAGGTTTTACACCATGCATGGATGTTGACGAAGTACGAACCGAAGTTTATCAGTCAAAGATACTAATAAACGGTGATGATATTCTCTTTGCTGGAAATGACCTCTCCCAACGGAGGTGGGTCAAATTCAGTGGGGAAGTGGGATTACGTGTGAATAACATAAAATCCTACGACTCCAAGGATCAAGGTCTAATCAATTCCATATGCATTATGCAGAGGAAGAGAGGTGACTCCAAAAAGAACGTCATTGTTAACTATTATAATCAATCTCTTGCGAAGTGCCATAAGCTGAAGAAGGAACCCCTTCGGCTATTAAACACTGCCTCGGCGATATGGGAGAAATTGGGACACGGCACGCTTTCTGAGAAAGTGGCGCGTCGCGGTCGGATGCATTTTATCAAGACGATGGTACCCCGGATTAAACCGGTTAGACTATCGGATAAACACACCTTCCAACCAAATTTCTTCTTACCTAAATCGCTGGGCGGCTTGGGATTGAAGTCAGATGATAGACATTTTCATATCACGTGGGAGCAACGTAAGGTTGCTGCCTACCTTTCAGAGAATCCGCTCTTTGCGTGGTTATCTGAGAAATGCTTGGGTACGGGATCTTCTCCTGAGAGTATTAAACATGCTCTGAAGATCTTCTCTAAGATTCGACCGAATCTCGAGAAACGTACACTTATTGGACCCCTAAATCGGTGGGATGATCCTGAGTTCGTTGGTGAGGAATATTTCCGCCAGTGTCTCTCAGTCACACAGTACATTAAAACGCCAGTCTATGAAGACGACGAAGATATTGTTACGCGATTTATTGTTAAGAAAGCATTTCAGGCTGGTCTTGAGCCTATGAATGAAAAACGGTTACGCAAACACTCTGGTCAATTCAACTTCCAAATCTATGGGACGCGTCATCTCTTTGATGTACCTGTCCGTCCTATTCCACATGAGGCCACTTATCCCGTCCCCCCACTCCGACTCGTCAAGATCAACGGCGAATTGAAAGAGTATCATTTACAACGATACGACTTTCCGGAAGGGATGGAAGAATTTTCTTCGGAAAATTGATGAGTTCAAAATATTCCTAGTGGAGGACGTCCGTAATGACGATAAACTATGTAAGTGGGTCACAAATGTAAAACACCTAAAACGTTTATGAAAGAAATGAAAGTTTCTGGACTTGTAAATATTTACGTCGCTAAGGCTTCTCAGCCGGTTATGCCGACAGACTGCACGGGTGTACACTTCTTCTTTCCAATTATTATGTTAAGTAAGACGATATTGAAAAAGCATATCGCAAACTACAGGCACACACCAGGATGATGTGTTTGGGGCTCGTAATAAAAGATCTAAGAAAGAAAAATAGTTAGTGCAATAACTTTAACGGAGTATTGTAGACTAAGAACTGTTTTTGTGATGAACAGTCGCTAGAATGACAACTAGGCCTCCACGCTAAATGTCAGCTTCAGGAAAAA